CTAACCAAGTCATCTGTAGAAAGCCAGGGTAAGAAATACATAGCCAGAAACCTTGACGAGATGTTTGTTCCTGTAGATCCGTTTAACGCAAGTAAAGGATATGAGCTCAATGACAAGGCAATATTTAATATGGCAGAAAGTATTGTAGCTGATTTGAACAACGCAAATGCCAGGACGCTTAACATAGCCGGTAATGGTATCTACACAATGAAAGGAAAATATCCTCAAGCTTTGTTAGATGGTGCCATGGAACGTTTGCTGGAATATGTCACTCTATCTGATAACTTGAAAAACAAGATTGTTTCAGTTAGAAGTGGTGGGCAAACTGGGATAGATGAAGCAGGAGCTAAAGCAGGTATCAAACTGGGTATTCCTACTACTGTTCTTGCTCCTAAAGGATGGAAATTTAGAAATGAATCTGGTACAGATATATCTAATGAACAAGCATTTAAAGCTAGATTTGTTTCTACTCAACCATCTACTCTACCTAAAAATCTAACACTTAAGAACGGAGTTTCCTACCCAATAACAGATATAGACATACCCTTACTAGAAAGCTTAGGGTATAGTGCAAAAGAAATGAACGAAGTATTTAATAACTGCTAAAAATGATTTGCCCTAACAAAAATACACCTGAGTGGAAAGCTATATCAAATGCTCATCCTACACTAGCATATTACCTGTGGAATAAGTACGAGGGTAATATACCTTCGTACTATACACAATCCGTAGGTAAGGAAGGAGTAACAGAACTGTTTGAATCTACTCCTGAGTTAGCTAATATAGGTACACCTCAACAATACTCTCAGTACTTAGATTCTATCTTTCCTGAAAGTAAAGTAAAAGATATTGTTTATCATGGTACTCATACTAGATTCAATAAGTTTGATAAAAGTTTATCTGGAAGTAAAACAAAAGCCTCTATTAACGGTAAAGGGTTTTTCTTTTCAAACAGTTTAGGTATAGCACAAGGATATAGACAAAGTTTAGAGCAGTCCAATATTTATAACGATGTTATATTTTATTACTATTTTAAAAGAGATCTGGCTAATAAAAATATTAAAGATGTAACTCAAGAAGAGTGGCAAGAAATAGTATTAAATTATTTTGGATCTGAAGACTTAAATGTTCAATATTTACAAAGACAGTCTTTAGATAAAACAAAAGAACTTTTTGAAAAATTTAAAAATGATAAACAATTTAATACTGTTCAATATGTAGATGAACTTGATTTTTCAGAATATTTAAAAGATGATTCTATAGTTTATTCAGCATTATTAGAAGTAAATAATCCTTTGGTTGTTGAAGGAAATAATTACCAAATGCTATCTATTGTTAAAAAAGAAATAGAAAAATTAGAAGAAAATAATGATTCTATTATATTTAACAATGTAGAAGATGGAATGTCTGGTAGTTATAGAGGTGTTGCCAATACTTATACAGTATTTGAACCAGAACAAATTCACATACTAGGAAACAAACAAGACATAGAAGGGTTTAAACAATTTGTAAGCAACTCTAACCCTATGACTTCACCAGATATGTCTAACCTAGAAAATACTGAGTTCGAAGTGATTAAGTGTAGGGAAGATTAAAAACCAACTATATTTGTAAGTAAACAAGTAAACAATTTAAATTTAAATAAAACAAGATGTCTAAAGGCTGTGTTATAAAATATACTAATCCCGTAACAGGGATGAATCAAACTTCTGTACTTGCTTATACTCTATCACAAGTAGGATATAGTAACGAGCAAGCTATAGACTTAGTTAAGCAAGGAAGTCTATATTCTAAAAAAGATGGATACAATACCTGGCCTAAACCTCTTAACAAGGATAAGAGTAGGTTTGGAAATTTTGTAGAAATAGACTCAGACAACTTACTTAGAAACGTAGGTATTGATTCGTTAACCTCCGATCAAGTTAAGTATCTTAGAGCAGCTCAGGATTTATTTGAAGATGTTCAAGTAAGAATAGATAATCCTATTAATCTTACTACTCTAGTAGAGATGGCAAACTACATTAAAAACAATGGACTTGCCTCTGTAAGTATAGAGATTGTTAATCCAGAAGCACCAGTATTAGAAAGGATGTACAAAGTATATCCTATACCTTTTACTGAACTAAACATGGTATATCTTTCTAGTTTTATTGAAGGAGAAGTATTTAATAAACGTCTAGTAAATGGAGAAGAGTCACGTATAGAGTTCTTAAAGAAGTACGTAGACTTTCAAAATCCTGATGTCTATGATACTTTAGTTAAGATTCTAAACGACCCAGAGACTCCTGACTACGAGAAGTTTGTGATTAAAAAACTTTTACCTATTATAGACTTGATCCCTACAATCGGTTTAGACTTTTTTACAGGTAAAGACTTACAAAACAGAGATGTAATTCCTATGGGAGAGTATGTTCCTGAACTACATAAAATTAAACTAAATGTATTTGGATTAAAGAATAGAGGACTAGATTATTCTAGACGTGTTATTCTCCACGAGATTCTACACTCTGTTCTATCATCTACGTTACAAAATCCTACAAGCGAGATAGACAAAGAACTTGTAAATAGTCTTAAGCCTATCCTTGCCTACTATCAACAGAAATATTCTACAAAAAAAAGAACAGACACTTACTATGGTTTTAAAGACATACACGAGTTTGTATCAGAGTTTTTTACTAATCCTGATTTCCGCAACACTCTAGAGTCGGAAGAACCAAACTGGTTTATTAAAATTATAGATGCTATCTTTAAGTTCTTTGGTAAGAAGTTAAATCTAAATCAAAATCCTAATAGCCTAGAGAATATAGATCTATTGATGGAAAACTTCTTCAATGAGATACTCCTTGCTCAAGATATTAATACTAGTATTATATATACTAAGTTTGATTCTATACCCTATACTATGAGTGTGCCTCAAATGCTTGAGATGGATACGTTTGTAGAGGAGAATTCAGACTTCCTTACTCGTTTAGATGAACTATTACAGGACGAAAATCTAATCAACTGGAGTAAGGTAAGAGATCAAGCAGAGATTCTAGGAGTAAACGTAGGCAGTGTATTAAGAACTAAGGACATGTTCGTAGAGATTTCTGCAGCTGAGGCTAAAGAGTCTTTTAAATCTTTAGTAAGTTTCTTCCATGATAGCTCTAAGTACTTAGCAAGTGTTCGTACTTCTCTTAACAAGATGTCTTCTGATCCTACAATAACCAAAGATCAACTGTTTAGACAAGCTTACCATGCTAAAGAGTTAGGAGAGCAGTATACAAACCTAGCACAAAATTATCGTAGAGTTATGGGAGACCTAGGAGCAAACACTATTTTGGGTCAACAGTTGTTAAACTTAGAAGCTACTGCAGATTCTTTGTCTAAGGCTTATTTTAACAACGCTGTAGAGGCTTTAGCTATTAAGTTGGCAGATGAGTTCGCACCACAGACAAAAGACGCTCAGAAGCGAATCCAAGACAATATAGATAGGTTTAAAGTTTCATTAGCAAGTGCACAAAAACTAGGAAACACTAGACTTATAAAACTTACCGAAGATCGTATTAGGAATGAAGAAGCAAGAATGTCTACCCTAGCTACTAAGACTAACTTACTAAAAGCACTTAGAGGTCAGATAAAAGACGTAGGAAACTTCTCTCTTTTCTTAGAGTCAGCAGGATTATCAGGAAACATTCTTACAGGTACTGTAGGAGGTATGATTGCTAATCAGTTTGATACAGCTAACGTAAAGGCTCAAGCAATGGAAGTTAAATTAAAGAAGATTGCAGATGAGTTACAAAACCACCTAAAGAGTAAAGGGATGGGAGTAAATACTGCATTCGACTTTGAAAATGTATTTGGACGTTTCATTAAGAAAGTAGAGATTGTAGAAAACAAGAATGGAAAAATCTCTAAGAGAGAAACACTAGTTCTGTTGAGTGAGATGGATGAAGTTCGTTACAACAATCTTATAACTAAACTTAAAGCAGAGTTAAGAGAATTAAAACAAACTAAGGTACAAGACTCTACAGTAAAAGATTTAATCAGAGCTAAAGAAGAAGAGATTCGTAGAACAAGATCTGAGTTTGAAGTACAGCCTTTTGAAGATATCTACTATCAAATTCAGAACATGCTTAGTGCAGAAGCTAAAGAAGCTAGAGACTTAATCTTTGAAGAGATGAATAAGATCCAAGTAGGAAGTCTTACAGAAGAAAACTCAGAAGAACAGTTAGATAAATTAGATGACTTAAAAGAAGAACTAGACTTACTAGAATCTGATTACGATAAAAACAAAAACTTAAAAGATGAAGCAGGACTTAGAATTGCTGCTAACATTAGAGAATGGAAGAAGAGTAGAGCTGCTGCAGAACTTTATACTTACACTATCAGTAAAGAAAACCAAGCACTTTTTGACTCTCAACTAAATTCTAAAAAAACAGCTTACGATAAAGCAGCTGCTGACTATCAACAAGCAGTAGACGACAATGCTGATGCTGATACCTTAGACTACAAGAAACAAACAGTAGATTACTATAAGAAACAGTTTGAGTTGTGGAAAGCAAACAACTGCGTAAGAAAAATTGATCCTGAGTTCTATAAACAAAGAAAAAAAATAGTAGATGCAGTTGCTGCTATTCAGTCTAGGTATCCTGTTCCTTCAGGTGTTCGTAAAATGGATGAAGTATGGAATGATATATTCGGGGTATTGAAGGGATATAAGAACACAGATAACTTCTACGAAGGTTCTAAGATCGCTTCTCCTAATCCAGATGGAACTCCTTCTAATCTCTCTACTCTTGTTAGAGCATTAGAAGAAGAAATAGAAGCAATTAAAACTGCTTACAAGACTGATGTAGATATGTCTAAAGAAGATTCTGACAATCTCAAGGATCTGTTTTCTTCTTTTGGAGACATCCAAGAAAAGGTCTACACTCCTGATTATGTAAGGGAATACACTAGTAAGTTAAATCTAATTAAAACTTCTTTAATTGCTCAAAACAATGTAAAGTACCAAGACCAAACTGATGACTCTCTATTAGAGTTAGATGCAACTAAAGAACTTAGAAAGACTGATTGGTACAAACAAAACCACAAAAAAGTAAACGTATGGGATGAGAACAATCAGATATGGACTTTATCTGATGAACCTTTATATTTCTGGATGTCTACCGAACCTACAGATAAAACTTTGATTAGCGATACTTCTCCTTCTTTTAGATGGAATACTATTGCAGTGAACCCTAGATACATTAAACCAGAAGTAAAGAATGTAAAATACAGTAAGCGTGTTCCTTTACGTACAGACAGAACTGAATATAGAAACAAAGAGTACGATAAATTAGATGCTAAGGAAAAAGAAATTCTTCAGAAGATTACAGATCTTTATTTAGATCTTCAGAAAGGAACACCTATGAATCTTAAGAAAGGATTAGAGTTGCCTAGTGTTATGATGGACCCTGTAGAAAGGTCTCTGAAAGATACTAATATGGGTACACTTAAATCCAAAATAGGATCTACTTTTCAAGGTATTTGGGATAGAGCTACTTTTGAAGATGACGAAGAAACAGCAAGGACTGAAGAAGGGGGATCTGTTATACAAAAGGTAAGTAAGAAACTTTATTTAAAATATAATAGACCTATTCCTGCAGATAAAATGAGTCTAAACATTCTTAACAGTATTGGAATGTATGGTGCAGACTTAATCAGATTCAAAGAAGCTTATGAAGTAATGCCTTACATCTATGGTATGCAAGACGTATTAAAAGAGTCTTTGCCTGGTACTAAGATTGAGAAGATGATTAATAACTTGTTTGAACGTAAGTTACAAGGTAAGAATCGTAAGTTCTTAGTAAACAACAAAGCGGGTAGAATGGTAGAGAAAGTACTTGATATGTCTTTATCTGTCAACTCTCCTATTGTACTTGCTTACCGTCTTCCTTCTAGTGTAAAAAACTTTATGGCAGGATCTGCTAACATCTTTATACAAGCTGGTATATATGGTTTAAGTCGTAAGGAAATTTTTAAGGCTATGGGTAGAAATGCTGTACATATAGCAGACTTGTTTCAGTCAGAAGTAGAAGATGGTAGAGATTCTGAATACATTGCTCGTATGAGATACTTTAATGTTATGCCAGAAGATCAACTAAGTGAAACAGGACGTAAGTTATTTATTTCTAAGTTAGGCAAGTATCGTAAGTACAATCCATTTAACTTTCTAGGATTCTTTAGAACCTTTGGTGAATTTGAAATGAGAAGTGCAGTTGCAGAGGCTATGTCTCAACAGTTTTTAGTTCCTTTGATAGATAAACCTGAAGGAGTTCCTTTGTTTGAAGCATACGACTTTAAAGACGGAATTCTTGTTCCTAAGGATACGATTGTAGACTTAGAAGGATTTTCAAAAATAGAACAATATTACAGAGGTAAACTTAACCACGTTAACGCTGCTATCCAAGGTGCTTATGGATCTATGGACAAAGGAGAGTACAGTAGATACACTCTTGGTAGAATTATAGGAAACATGAAAGGATGGGTTGCTTACCAAGGTATGAGGAGATTTAAAGTAGGCAGAACTATCAATCCTAGATCAGGAGAAGAGTTTCAAGGTTTTTACGTAACAGTAATCCAAGCGCTTAAACTACTTTATCAAACAAACTTCTCATTACCGGCAACTAGAAATCTTATGACTCCTGCAGAACGCAGAGAAACAGAAGGTGCAGCTATAGATATGCTTGCATTAGCTTTAATTATGGGAGTATCTGCCTTGCTTAATAGTTTAAGATATGATGATGAGGATGATGAAGATATGTATGTAGTGTATTTCTTGCTTTATAACTTGTTATTGATTGAAGACGAGTTAAACAGTTTGAACCCTGTATTTAGTCCTTTGTCTATTTACCATTCTAGGTTTGAAAACAACGTAGACGGACAAAACTTTGCTCAGTATTACTTGAATAGAAACGTATTACTTCCGTTTGCAGGTGCTACAGATGCTGTAAAACTAACTGTAGAAATGCTTAATCCTTTTGACGATGCAAGTCCCTTTGATGAGTATGTTCCTAGGAGTAGAAGTGGTAAGATCTCTAACCCTAAAAGATACCCACCAGATCCTACTCTTAAAGGAGATATGGAAATATCTGCTCGTATCCAAAAACTATTTGGATTAAACGCTTCTATAAACTACTTCTTAAACCCTGAGTATCTGTTTAGAAAGTACGAAAAGTATAACCCTAAGTGGTATGTAAGTAGTCTAGAAGCAGACTTAAGAGGAGAAAAACGTTCTGTAAACTCTATAGATAAACAAATCAAGTCTATTGAAAGACAAATAGACTACGTAGACGATGTAGATACTAAGGAAAGTCTATTGAATAAAATAGAATCCTTACAGATGGAAAGATCAGAGTCTAGAGATAGGACATCTTCTTTAACAGAAATATACTCAGAGACTGGGAGGAAATAATCCTCCTAGTTTCTTGACTTTATTTTTAATTAAAGTATTTTTGTTATACGGACTAAGGTCGGACTTAACAGTCGTAAAGATAAATATTTATGGAAACACATGACATTCTCAGAGAGCAATCAAAGAAACTTCGTCACATCGAAGGTCAACTTTGTTGCATCAACGCTAGCGTAACTGCGGAAGCAGGTATGAACGGCAGTAAAGTAATCTCAGGCACATCACCAGTTACAGGTACTTTTCAGTACTTTGTTGTTAACGCATCAGCTGTAGTTAGTGCTATCTTGGATCAGAACGCAGCTAGTCTTATGACAAGCTTAGGTCTTTCAGGAGTTACTTTGGCACCAGGAATGAAGATTAGCGTAGCTAAAGGAACAACTATCTCTTCTATAACACTTGCTTCAGGATCTATTATTGCTTACAACGCTTAATTGATGAAGACCCTTTTAGTAACTATCACCACAGTATGTGCCTTTTTGGGCACATATTTTTTAAATCTAACTGCAGATAACGCAGAACAATACTTAGCGATTGTTGCTGTTGTATTTGTAGATGGATTTTTTGGTGTATGGGCAGGTACTAAGAAGATTGGTTTTCAAACAAGAAAAGCAGTTAAAGTACTTCAGACTTTGTTTGCTTGGGTAATGATTCTTTCTGCTATCTTAATGGTAGAGAAAGGATTTGATGGTACGTTCTGGCTTTCAGAAACTTTCTGTGCTCCTTTTATTGTCTTCCAACTTATTAGTGCTCTTAAGAATGCTAACACAGTAGGAGTAATAAACAACAGTGTACTATCTCAGATCTTAGCAAAGATAGACCAGCATAAATTTAACCACGATAATGAAAAACCTCTCGATTAAACTTAATATTATCTTTTTCTTCATTATTGCTTACTTACTTTTTAAGTATGAGTATGTACAGGAACAAGATACTAATCAAGTAATATCTTTTATTGATTCTATAGATAAACAAAACGATACCTACTTTGAAAAGATTGACTCTCTAGAACATATAAAGCACGAAGAGTATTTCCGTTACGAACAAATCACCCTAAAGTATGACACAATTCAGATTGCTATTGACACTATGCCTGATATTGACGGCACAAAATTCTTACTCACAATCAGTAGACAGCTTACCCTTAAAGGAGTTGAATAATGAGTTCCTAAAAGGAATTCAAGCACGTGAGAGAGTAGTAAGTCTTAAGAAGATTATCAAGACAGATAGCGTTCAGTTATCCTTGTATAAAGATTCTATTATCCCTAACTATAAGAAGGCTTTAGATACCGCTAAAGTAGAGATAGTTCGCTTAGATACTAAAGTTAGGTCTCAAGCAGAAACAATTAAAACTTTAAAGAACGTTTTGAAAGGCGGGTTATTTGCTATAGCTTTGTTAACCATAGGGTTAATACTTTAACCTACCAGCCTATGATGCCAATCTCAAAACAGATTATCCAACACTACATGGATAATCCAAATACGGATGAGTCAGCTTTAGAAGTTGCTATTCGTTTCAACTACCAACCAGAAGTATATAATGAACTAAGAGCTAAGCGAGTTCGTGACTTAAAAAGAACTGCTATGTATAAGTTGGGTGCAGATAAACCTTTAACGCCTAACGATCAACCTACACAAATTACAGGAACTTATGATGAGAATCTAGATAAAGGTACCCTTGAGGTATCTAAACTAGTTTCTACTCAACCTAGATCTTCTGAAGAAATCATTGAAATTCACAAGATAGACAGAACTAAGTGGAGATTAGTACAATATTGGAGTAAAGAAAAACAATCAGGTTGGCTAGTGTCAGCCTTATTTGCTTCTATAAAGCCTGAGGACACTTTTCCTCAAGACATAGAGAACGTTCTCAGAGAGGTTTTCCTAGAATCTAATATAACTCCGTACCCAACACCTAGAAAGTCTCCTATAGCGTCTAAGAAAGGCTTATTCGTCTACATGAGTGACAAACACGTAGGTGCTCTTACTCATCCTAACTCTATTTTCAACAATCAGTACAACGAAGATGTCTTCGAAGTACGTATGATGAGAGTATTAGAAGAGATAGAGAAGCAAGTAAAGACCTATGGAAGGTTAGAAGATCTTTTTATTTGTGATTTAGGAGATTCATTAGATGGTTGGAATGGTCATACTACTAGAGGAGGACATGCACTTCCCCAGAACATGAACAATAAGGAGTCTTTTATGACTTATCTTTATGCTCATAAGCGATTCTTTGATCTTTTAGTAGAAAAAAACCTAGCTAATAACATTCATGCTATTATGCAGACAGAAGATAACCACTCAGGTTCTTTTGGCTACATAACTAACCAAGCACTAACTCTTTATTTAAATACGGCTTATCCTTTTATCAAAGTAACGATAATGGAGAAGTTCTTAGAACATTTTGACTATGGAAAACATACATTTATTTTTACTCATGGAAAAGACTCTGAGGATCTTAAGCATGGTCTTCCCCTTTTCTTAACCGAGAAAGCAGAAAATTTCCTTAACAAGTATATAGATCACCATAATTTAGGAGAGAATAAAAACATCTCAATAGTAAAAGGTGACCTACATACAGAGAGTATGCAACAAGTTTACAAGTTTAGATATAGGAATGTATTGTCTATGTACGGCTCTTCTAAGTGGATAATGAATAACTTTGGTCCTGGTTATCCAGGAGTTTCGTTTGATTTAGTAGAAAAAGATACGGATTTAATATATTCGTTTTATATTCGCTTTAAATAAAATTAAGATGATTAAGATAGCAGATATAGATAAACTTATAAACCAGTTCTATTTAGACTCAGAGAAGGATGGGTTAGCAGTAAGACCTAATGTGGTACTGCTTACAGAAGATCAGTTTGAAGATCTATTAAAAGAAATGGGAGTAGAGGAAGAAGACGATGTTGTAATAGAAAGTATACTAGGATTAGATGTCGTCATAGCAAACGGGATAGAACATCCAAGAGTAATAAGATTATAAAAAAAGGGGCCCTATTAAGAGCCCCTTTTCTTTTGGTTGGTAAACTAAATAACTAAAAACTAAAACTAAATAAACTAAAACTATGATTACATCGCTTGTGGTCCTCCTGTAGCAGCTAAGAAAGCAAGAACTTCTTCTTTTACTTTTAGCTCTACTACGATTGGCTCACTTGTGATTTCAAATTTAGTGATTTTTACTGGAACTTTTTGCTTAGTTGCAGGATCAATTTTATATTGATAGTCTACGGGGTTAAGTTTATCAGCATTACCTTCTAAGACAACGGCTAAACCATTCTCTGTAGGGTAAGTCATAAGAACCTTGTGGATGTTAAAAGAGAAACCTTTCTTAATGATCAATTCCATCTCTTCACCGTTCTCTACTTTTTCTTTTTCTGTGTAATAGAATAACATATTTGTCTTTTTAATTACCAAACGATAGCAATGTCTCGATCACTTACCATGATCTTTTCTTCTCCTTCTACTTCAACTAACTCTGCTGATTGAAGGTACATGATGTTTACATAAACGAAGTCTCCTACTTTTACGTTGGTTACTTCTTCTCCGAGAGCGTATACTTCTAAACGCTTAAGGTTAGCTAACTCTTTCATGTTCAATTCTTCTTCCATCTCTGGTGTAAGCTGAATGAGTCTTTCTTCTCTCTTAGGACGATTGAGTAATACTCTGTGTCCTTTTACTGTGATTGCCATATTGTTTTAATTTGTTTTTGCTTTGATTACATCTAGACCTGCTGCTATTAATAGTTCTAATCCTGTTCTATCTCTATAATCTTCTAGATATACAAATGTAGTGATTCCACTTTGAATAATCAACTTAGCACAATGCACACAGCATGCATGAGTACAGTACATAACGGCTCCTTCTGTACTGATAGGACTCTTGCATGCTTTAGTAATTGCATTGGATTCTGAGTGGAGTACGTATTCAAAGGTTGTATCATTCTCTTCACATACATTTGGAAACCCTGAAGGAGTTCCATTATACCCAAAAGAGATAATGTTTCCGTTCTTTACGATTAAAGATCCTACCTGTAGTCTCTCACAGTAAGATTCTTGAGCGATTCTTACAGCTAAATCTAAGTAAAGTTCAGACTTATCAGTCTTAGGCATGTTATATATGATAGGTATTTTATACATTATTGTTTATTAAAAATTGTTCAGGTGGTATAAATCTACAAAGTTCTTTTGGTATTCTGTAGAAATAATCTTCTCCAGATCTTTCTCTCGTATTAATATATAACCTCTCTAAGTACTCTTTTTTAAAAATCTTATCAGATCTTACAATTAGAGCTGCATATGTTTTACTGCTTATAATTATATAAAAGAACAAATGATCTTTACTAAATTTTTTCTTTCTATCTAAAAAAGAAACAGTAGAATATGGAAAACTATTCATATCAGTAAAAGCGGTATTTTTCATTTCTACTTCAAAGAAGTATCTTTTACCGTCTTTGTAGGCTACAATGTCTATGTTGTAATCTTCTTCCTCCTTTGGCTCAATTGTATAACCATGACTTTCTAAGAAGGAACATGTAAGTTTCCTTCCTAGAGCGTCATATCGGTCATATTGATCTTTTACAAATTTCAAAACTATCTTAAACTGAGTTCAAATCTAAAGATTTCTTTTGGAATATCTACAACTACGTCTTTAAAATTTATATCACGATGTAAAAGAGATTTATAATCTTTGGACATGTCATTAAACCTACCTTGCTTAAACAATTCAATGTCTCTATGATATAAAGAACTAGGTCTAAAGACATACATAACCATGTTATCTACTTCATAATAGTCGTAGAAAGAGTCAAATCCTGTAATTTTAGTTTCAAACATCTCAAAAGCATCTTTGTCTGTAGGCTTAAACAGAAAGAACAGACAGTTATTGTACTTACTTTTATACCCGTAGTCGTCTATGTAAACATTAACTAACCCAAAGTTAGCAAGTAAACGAGCAGCATTAGCCCCTGATGTAAATATCATGGGGCTAAGAAACTTGGTGGTATTGTTTGTAGTATCTGAATACACTTTACACAATTCTAAGTCCGTCATTCCAGTAGTCCTCCATTGTATATGCCCACATATCGTTTTCTGAGTGCCATTTTAAGCGTTGAATTGCTTGGTGGAACCCTTCATACTCTTTACCTAAGTAAGTGCCTCCCATCTTTCCTAAATCCATTAGCTTGTCTGACATCTCATAGATCAAAGGACTACCTGGATACTTCTGACTCTCTACGATAAATCTAAAGTTATGTATAGTCAAGTTCTCTCCGTAGATATTTAGGTCTGTCTGCTTAAGAGCTTCTGTGTAGAAAGCTGCTTGGAAATCATATCTGTGTTTAAGCAACATCTCTACCCAGTAGTTTAAAGAAGTTGTGGTTGTTTTAAGGTCAATAGGATATAGGATGTTGTTTACTGTGTCAACTACCACTAAATCCAAAAGACCCTTACAAGCAATTCCTTCGTATTCAAACTGAAGAGACTGTTGGGTAAATACTTTAAACTGTGAATTCCCTACTACGTACTTAGAAGTAAAGGGACTCATCTTAAGAGTGTTTGCTACGTTCTGAATGGTTGCATACTGAATAGGACTTACTACTTTCTTTCCTTCCCCAGCAATCAAGTCATCATAATAGGCTTTACCCTCTTTCTCGAATCTTTCTCTTACCTTAGCGAGAGTATCACGCTTAAATCCTGCTAATTCGTAGGCTATGTTTTCTGCCATAGTATCATTACGATTAGCAAATAGATGCCATACAAAGTCTCCCATCTGTCCTGTAGGTCTTTCTACAGTACTGAAATAGAATTGCTCCATGAATACATCTTCTCCTTGAGTTAATAATAAATCTACTCCATCACCTATAACTGTTACTTCTGCTGGTTCATCCATGTCAGAATTAGGATCGTAGTTAATATAAAGGTTAGGGTGTAAAAGTATTTTCTTTAGCCTACTCTGGCTTTGTGCTGTGTTGGATAAATAATCCTCGTCTAAAATCATTGCTTCGTAAATTTAATAGTTAGTGTAAACCATAAGAACCCTAAATGAATACTAAACCTCTCTCTAGAGTTAGTGCGACTAAAAGTTAATATGGGTAAAGGATAGAAGAACCAATAAGGATAATTCCTTTGGCCTTTGGTTAGTTTGGAAAAGTTACTTACTTGAATCTTCATGGGTCAAATCATTAAACTCAGGCTTCTCTCTTAAGATATAGGCAATAAACATAGCATTACATTGTATGTGTCCTATATGGTGGATAAGAGATTCTTTGTCATGAGACTCTCCTGATAACAAACTAAAAGTATGTCTCAACATACTCTCTAATACTTCGCTAGCTGGCATTCCTTTCTTCCAATTATCTTTAGCGTATTTCTTAGCTCCGAACTCTAGTACTTCTACCATAGGTTCTAAAGACTTAAAATCTACTAAAGACCACTGAGCCTTACCTTTGTTGTATCGTAGTGCTTGACTACCCTCATTATAGTCTTCCATAGCAGGAAAATCGTTAGCCATAGTTAACGTTTTAAAGCACCTGTAGTAGTTTTAGAAATAGGATAAGCAGGAACTACTGTAAGAATAACTCTTCCAAATTTCATAGGAAGAACATTAGTTACAATAGACATTACTTCATTACAGTTTACTATAGTTCCTAATTGGATAGTTTGACTGTACTCATCTCCATAATAGGTGACCATGTTTTCTCCATAAGCGTAGGAGTGTGCGACATCAGGGGAGCCAACAGCTTCCACTTTGTCTGATTCTGTGCGGGGTTCTATAATATATAACATAATTTTTAGTCTAGTTCTGGTACTTCCACTCCCAGGATTTCTCTTGCAAATAAGATCACATCTTGTATAAACTTATGTACTTCGTCTTTCTTACCGTTAGATAAAGAGAGAGGAGTTTTAATAAACTGTCCTTGGAACATAGTCTCTTCGTAGAAGTACTTGTCTTTAAGGAATGTTACTACGTCCTCTTTGCTATATACTTCCCCTGTAAGCGACTCAAAGCCTGCTTTTACTATAGGTACTAGGGTACTATAGAAATAAGCTAACTGAGGGTTTGTTTTCTTAGAATCTATTCTAGTAATACAAACTTCTACATCTATACTCGGATCTTGTTTCATAAGTTCTTTAAAGTATGATTGCATTAACTCTTTATCTCCCTTAAGATAAACGTTACCATCTATATTAAGGGAAAGAGTTGCAGGTATGTAAACTCTATTTATCATTAGTTCTCTTTTCTATTTCTTCCAAAAGCAAAAATGCCAACTCTTCGTCTTCTTCTATCTGGTTACTTACGTTTCTCTTCTGCAAATATCCGTCTAAAATTTTAATAAAGTAAGCATTTTTTGCTTTTGCTTCGTTAATTGCTTTCCGTAAATCGTCATTAACAAACTCACGGATAAACTGATACTGTGTGTTAACTGCTCTAGCAAG